TGAGTTATGAACGTCAAGCAGGTGCAGGTTGAGTTGAAGCCGTTTAGGGTGGCGTATGGCCGTTGGGTGTTGCGGGCGGCGTTGCCGGTTCCGGTGGTGGTCATGTGCATCAATGCGGTGTTTTTTGCGAATGACGTTCTTGTTACGTATGAACAGGTAGTTCAGCTGGCTAAGTGCGAACATGCGGCGCGTGCTCATGATCGTGAACTGGATACTCTTCGTCGTATGGGTTTGAAGACCCACGATCTGGTTAAGGGTTGCGCTTTCTGATAGTGTGCAACTACAACTCCATCTCATCTCATCCACCTAGGAGGTAGTTCAAATGAACGACAATACCCACACCCTTTCAGATCTCGTTCAGGTCATCGCTGGGATCCATAAGGTTCCGGTGATCCATCGGTCATTCCTTGGTCATTACGTGACGGAGGTGAAGGGCAAAGACTTCAGGCTCCAGGTGTTCCGCCATCCGGAGACGACCCTCTACCTTCTTGATGGCCGTGAAGTCGGAGTGGAGGACGCCTACCAGGTGGCACTCTCCGCCCTCTGAGCGAGACAGAATCCCGCCCCTACAGTCAAGTAGGGGCGGGATTTTCGCGCGTGCTATCGGCTAGCCAGCGATTCCTAGCGTGGTCTGGATCCCTCGATAGAGGCTCACCGACTTGATTTTCCCATTCACATCGCCTGAATGCTTGATGTAGAGCTTCATGTTATTAACAGGCTTGTCGAAGATTTGCGGCACCAATAGAACACCGCCAACAACACCATGAATAGTTCTATTAAAGGTGATGATCGGGGTAAGTGGCGGGTTATCGTTTCCGCGGTCGAACCACAGCCCTATCGATAGCTCACCACTACCGGTAATGTTGATGGTTTCGCACTCTGCTTCTATAACCCACACGGGGCACAACGTCTGAACGAATGGCACACTGAATGAACTCGAGCTTTGAGTCTTCAAATAAAGCGATCCGTTGATGCGGTCGATACCCGACGAACCCGTCCATGTGGCGAAGTTTGAGTCAAACCGGACCTGCTTAGTTGAAATAGCAAGATGCCCCTCGATCTTATTCACCAATGAGGGCAGCGTCTTGATCATCTGCTGCTCAGCAGCACTGATCCCCACACCATCAGCGCCCTTAGGCCCCGTATCGCCCCTCGGACCACGATCACCCTTTGGACCCGGATCGCCCTTCGGACCTGGATCACCCTTCAATCCCTGAGCCCCACTCAAGCCCGGGCGCCCCTGAGGACCAATCTCACCCCTCTCACCCCTATCACCCTTCAACCCAGGCCGACCCTGCACGCCCGGCTCACCTTTCTCACCGCGCTCACCACGCACTCCAGGAATACCTTGCTCACCCCGAGCACCCGTATGCCCACGAAGACCGCGCTTACCCTCAGGTCCCTCAGGCCCCTCAGGCCCGGCATCACCCTTTGGCCCCCGATCACCCCGCGGCCCCTTCACCCGCCCTTCCTCGATCAGCCGCTGCGTGCGCGTGGCGACGTCGCGGATGCGACTCACCTCTTGCTCGATCTGAGTCACGTGCGTTGGCGAAATCGGCGTATGGGACACAAGCTCGGCCATTTGATTCTCCCCCGGCTGGATAATGGTGTGCATGTCGATGACAGGAATTTTCACGGCACTCGTACCGCGCGTCAGTAGAACGTGATAGGTCCAGGGCCCCGGCGGGTTCGTCCCCTCATCCGGCGCGTAGACGGGCACCGTGAAACGCCCACTGACCTCACAGACGACAGGCTCGACGACGATGCCGTCGGGTGTCATCACGATCCTTGGATCGGGAGAGATAACGAGCGTGCCGCTCGCATCCTCCCCGGACGCCGACGTGAGGCGCCCCTTCAGAAATGCGAGCGACACGCTCGTTCACCTCACTTCAATGATTACTTGTTCTCGTTGTTTTTCTGCGTCAACAGGGCCGCCAGATACCCGATCACAGTGCCCGCATACCGCTTACCCGCCTCACCCGGGCGCAGCCGGTCGGCGATCTCCTCAACGAGGGCGTGCGTCGCCTTCGCTTCCTCCCAGATTGCTTTCAGGTACCAATTGATGTCCCCCGCGTAGTGCTCGCCTTCCTTGCCGCTGCGCAGTAGGGACGCGATCTCCTCGAGTAGCTCGTTGCTGGATGCCATTTCTAGCTCATCTCCGTTTTCGTAGTTGTAGTTGTCTCCGTTGCGGTACCGGATCACCCAGTACCATTTACCGGTCTGCGTGTAGGGGTGCCCCCAGTAGTTCCAGGCGTGCACCTCATTCCCGGTCGAGTCTCCGGCGTAGCCGTCGATTGACCCGTCTTCAGCGATCCACGCCTCGCAGATCAGCCCCATGCCGATCATGCACACGTGCCCGTCGGTGAGGAGGATGTCCCCATCGGTGGGCACGTAGTCCTCGTCCCACTCCCAGATATCGAATTTTCCGGACGCCTCTGCCTGCTGGCGCAGTGACCCGGTCCACACGTCTCGTGTGAAGATGGGGTCGCCGTACCACTCGAAGATGGCGCAGATCATCTCACTGCAGTCAACGTTCACGTAGTGGCTTGTGTCGCTCGGGCCGCTGAGCGCGTAGATTGTCTGCCGTTCTGGCTGGCTGTAGCCGATGCACTCGTTCTGGGTGATCGCGTATGCGATGCTCCCGAGACTCATCGGGACTCATCCTTGGGGACGTTGGCGTCAGCGACGGCGAGGACGGCGGCGAAGAGCGCCCCGAGCGCGTCAGACACGTCGGAGGTGATGTACCCCTTGACGACGAGGAGACCGCCGATGACGATGCCGATCTTGTAGATGGCGGACCTGAGGGCAGGGTCAAGTTCCTTCATTTCTTCTCCTTTGTGATTGAGCTGATTTCATCAACTCGGTTTTCGATGTTGCTGAGGCGCTCCATGACGCCCGGTCTCCGGGGGACCCCCGGCCTTTCCTCTGTTCCCTGCCAGTCGGTGAGCAGAGTTGAGAGTCTTTTCATCTGTGGATGGATATAGGCCCATATGCTACCGATTCCGAGTATAAGGCCGAACCATGACGTGATGACGCTTATGTCGATAATAAATTTCATAGAAAAAGTTCCTGGAAGCCGTTTCGAGATTGCGGAGAATCGAAGAACAGTCGCCCCGCGCGATACTTACGGCGAAGCCACTGACAGATCTTATCGTTACGCACTAGCCCGATCTCCCCCTCCCGCACGTCGTCCGTGATGGTGTACATTATACCCACTCTTTTCGGCTGACGGCGCTGGAAGAACACGGCACTCTGCCCCACCCAGACGGAGAAAGCGCCCGACGAGCAGCGAATGCTGAAGTCATACTGCGCCTTCGAATCCTTCTTGGCAACAAGGCGCCCATCATTATCGCGGAAGTCGTTCTGCACAGCGTAATCGGCGTAGGTTCCCGAGAAGTCCTTGATGAATTTACCGAAGCGCGTGTTCATTACTTCACGGGCGAATTTCTCAGAATCAACGAAATGTGCCACGACGAACCCGTCCCCGAAACGGGTCAACTCTTTCTCCGGCGTGATACCCCACGCCGCGAAGTAGGGGTTCATGATGGTCACAGCGTTGGAGAGCATGAAGACGCGCGTCTTATCCTGATAGCGGTCCACCGTACTGTAAAAGTCCAGAAACTTCGTCACCTCATCGGTAAGAAAACGGGTTACTCCTTGCTCGATGATGAACTCATCATAAATGATGGTCGTCACGAGAGGAAAGGCCACCGACTTCACGTGCCCCGCAATGCTGAGCGCCTGGAAGTATCCTATGGTCTTCCACTTGTCATCGCCTTCCAGGCGATATTCTGCACGTGGGCCGTTCACCCTGAATTCGTAACCCGGGAACTCGTGGGCGATGTCTGAGAAGAAATTATCGCGGTTCTTCAGCTCGGGCTTGTAGCGCCTTAAGTAGATGAACTCTTCACCGCGCTCGATCGCGTTCTTGATAACGATTTTCTTCGCACCGTACGTTTTTCCAAGACCGCGCGCGCCCATGATCATGTTGATGACAGCATTATATGAGAGTACGCGACCGAAATCATAATAAGAAAATTTTCTCTTAGACATAGCGCTTCAGTTTCCAATAACATCCCGAGAACATGGACGCATTGCCCCAATGCGGCTCAGAATGCCCGTCAGGACCGCGCGCCCCAATAGTCTCCCCATTCTCACCGCCGGTGCAATACTCAACGTGACCGCCACCAGAATACCACCGACACACGATCAGATCACCTTCACGAATCTGATCATACGCATCGAAAGCGCCGCCGCCTTCAGCAACAACCCATCCATACGAATCAATCATCTCCGCAGTGCCGCCAGCGCCGATATCCATGCCCAGGCACGTGTTGTACAGCCACCACACGAAACCGCTGCAGTCCGTCACACCCGTCTGATCCGGGTGCAGCCGCGCCTCATACCACTGGTGATACTCGAACTTGCCGATACTATTTATGGCGAGCTCAGTGAGAGCATGAAGATCGCCACCGCCACCGCCACCACCGCCGCCACCGCCGCCGCCTCCAGATCCGCTCTTCTTCCCATCCTTCTGCGACTCTTTCGACGCCACCCAGTAACCATCGCCACTAGGCATAGCGCGAGCAATGGTTCCATCAACGAGATAGATGCTGAGTGCTCCACTACCGTCGCGCTTGACGTACTTGATTTTCTTGGAGACCTTACCTGCATCTTTTCCGGCACTTTTGGACATATCAGTTCCCGACTCTCCGGGAGACAGTTCCACACCGTTCGTCTCAAGATTCGCGATCATCCGGTACGCAACCTCATACCGCTGACCGACCGCCCACCATTCGCCCTCATACTTGATGGCCGCCGCCATCGAATCTAACGTCGCAGGCGTCCCCGCACCCTGCGCCAGCCTCCCCAGGATCGACGCGTAATTCCCCCACCGGTGCATCACCACGATCAGCAGCATGCACGCCTCAGTCTCACCCTCAGGGTCCATCCCCAGCTCCTGGCAGCGCGGAATGTACTCATTCTCCAAGTCAGCGAGCATCTGCGAATTCTGGATGCGATGTCCTTGCTCACTATCCAGCGCATCGCTGAGAGCTGACCGATCAGCACCACTCAGGTACTGATACTTTCGTGACCCGATCGTCCACGAATCGCGGCCCTCCGCCATCCACCCATCGACAGTGCCCCCGAAGCTCACGCCACTGAAGCGCGCGAGAAGATCATAGGCGCGACCCTGCGTCCACTGCCCGATACCAAGAGAAAGAGTGTCCGGAGCAGAAATGATGGAGTAATCATTGCTCGCCTCCACCGTCGCCAGCGTAGCGATCATGCATTTCTTGTGAATATCATCGAAGGCCATAGCTATTCTCCGTATAAAATACCCCCGGCGCCCACCCATGGCGCCGGGGGTAACCTCATCCCCTTGGCAAGATCAGTGTACCACAATGCGCGTGTTGCGCATGAACACCTTCGTGTCCTTGTTCGTCGGCCCATTGAACCGCAACGAGAACGTGTAGCGCCCCGCACCCTCATCCGCCTTGAACAAGGCCGCCACCTGCGAATGCACGTAAGAACCATCGAACGGTCCCTGAGAACCAGAGCACGCGAACCACGACGTCGCACCACTCGGGCGCTCCATGAACAAGTACCAGTGAATCGCGTTCGACCCCTGCGTACTGTGGTGCGCCTGCGCAATCGCCATCACCACATCATCCGCATTCAGCTCCACAGTACCCGACACAACGGTCGTGTTCTCAGAATCATTCGCGGAACGGAGGATGCGATCATTCTCACCAGACTTGATCACCTGGTACCGGGTGCGCATCACCGCAGCCTTATCGCCCGCCGCCTTCGCATCCGCGATACCCGCGGCCAGCCCGTTCGCCGACTGGGCAGCACTCGAGGCGCTCGCGGCCGCCGCGTTCGCCGTCTGCGACGCCGCGTTCGCCGTCGCCGTCGCCGTCGCCGCCGTCCGGTTCGCCTCAGTGGCGTTAGTGGAGGCGGCTGTCGCCATCTCGACGGCCTTGTCGGACTTCGTCTTGGCTTCCTCGGCCATCGTCTGCGCCCGCTGCGCATCGCCCTTGGCATTGGCAGACACGGACAGCGCCGATTGCGCCGACTCTTTGGCGATGTGGGTGTTGTCGGACGCGTCGTTGGCAGCGGCGAGCGCACTGGTGGCGTCGCGCGCCGCCGCCGTCGCCTGGACGGTTGCCTCACCCAGCTTCTCATCGATCATGTTCATGGCGCTGTTCATGTCCCCGAGCACGGAGAAATGGTCACTCGCTTGGTAGATCGGAAGCTGGAAATTCTTGGTTCTGTTTGTTGCCGGCATTATTTTCTCTCCTTACGCTGGCACGAATCGGTTTTCAATGTCCTGCAGTGATGGCGTCTCGAAGTAGTCCACAGTCCACGACACCATGTTACCACTACCGGTTTTCATCATTTCCACAACCTCATACAGGGCATCCCTCATGTTCATGCGATTCCCGGTAATCGGTGAGAAAATATAGTCGCGATCGAATTCTCGGATGAACACCTTACCGTTGGTCTCCATCTCGGAAATGCTCATTGGCAGGCCGTCGATCTCCTCGCAGGTTGCGGCCATGCGGGAGAAATCCTCAGCCAGCAACCCATTGACTGTATACCGGTTGTGCATGTCGAAGAGCAGTTCCTCCAGAGTGGAGGGCCCGCCACGCAGCCAGTTCGTTACCTCAATGTGGTCACGGTTGATGCGACGATCAAGATACTCCTCCAACGAATTCTTGAAGATCTTGAACTCATCATCATACTTCGCAATGGCGTCGCGCAGCATCTGTCGCACTTGTGGCGGCAGCGCCTTGTAGTTCTCCATCTCCTTATTGAGATCAATAATGAGGGCGTGAACTTTCTGGTTGTAATCCCCCGCAAGCGACTCGAGTGCATTGCTGAGCGCCGTCTTCAACCCATCGTCAACCCACCTGCGCATCTCCTCCATCATCTGCAGGTACGTGTACCCGTCCCTGTAGGTGAAAGGAATAGAGTTGCTCAGACGATAATCGGGCGGGATGAGGAGATACTCATCCTCAATAAATTGACCAGGGCCGGAATGCGGACGCCCTTCCAGTGAAACTGTCATTCGTACTCCTAATCCCCATGAACAATTCCTGTAATTCAACAATGATCATGAGATCAACGTTGATGAACGTGTCACGCCACGCCGCAATAAGCTGAGCCGTATGCCCAGTATAGCCTTTCGACCGCGTTTTGGACGACTGCGAACCGCGAGAAGACGACTCTCCAGACCCGCGCGACGTCGTCGAACCGTCCGTATCGTTCACGCCCCCACTATCGCTACTCACGTCGCTGGCCGCCGTCGCATAATCCTTGTCACCTGACAGACGCACCTGAGGAAGCTGTGACTGCACCGTCCTGGACTTCGCGTCACTCTTCGACACCGTTTTCGATGTGGTTTCTCCACTGTCACTATGCTCGCTACGAGAATTCGAGTCCTGCTCGCTCGCCGACGTCGAGGAGACATCCTGCGTGGAGAGCGGATCGATCTTGATGAGCTCTGCCTCATACAGCTTGTTGTAGTACGGCATGATCTCTTGCATCTTGGTGCGCATCTGCCGTATCCACATGTCAACCGTCTCATGCGAGATCTCGTTGTACCAGAAATGATCGATGATCTTCTGGTTCAGAATATCGCGGTACGCCTCATCGAAAATCGGGTACGAATCCAACCCCAGCGAATTGGTGCCGTGCCGCGCAACAACTTCGCGCAGTTCTATAGTAAAGTCAGGCATTAGTTGTCTCCTTATCGCTATGAGGGTTCATGGCTTCAAGGTCAGTGCTCCCCAGGCCGCCCATAGCGGTCTGCATCGCCATCATCTCCATCGGGTCTTCCCCAGGCTCCGACGTCTGGTCAAGATTCCACTCGACATGGACATCGAGCTTGAACATGCGGTTGATCTGATCGCACGCCGCGCGCCGCGCGTTCAACGCCACTGCCCGCATTCCAAGCACTTGCCCTGAACTACCGCTGGCCTCTTCAACAACCATGCGCTCGCGCTTCTCAGAGTTCACGTTCATGATGCCCAGTAACGTCATGCACTCGTTCCAAGTCTTAACCTTGGCCTCCATGACGTCCTGAATCTGGTGGGGCTTGTACCCTGTATCGAACATGGCAACCTTGTCGGCCAGAGAGTCGCGGTTCATGGTTTCGGTTGCGAAAATGACGGGCTGCCCCTCGACAACCTTGTTGTAGGCCTGCACGAAGGTGTGGTACTCGTTGTTGTTGACGGCGAACACGATGGGGTGGCGCGCATTCAGCATGTTGATCTCAAGGGTGCGGTCGAAGGCTGCGAGCCGCTGCGCGTAGGTGTCGATCACATCCCAGTCGGGGCAGCGCATGTAGTTCGCCCAGATGGGGACGCAGCTCTTGGCGTCCAGCGTCTTCGAGTACACTTGGTTGCCGTAAACAACGAACTCTGTCGGGTTGTTGTACATATTCAACTGACCAAGACCCGTGGCGCGCAACGCCATGAACCGCGCGAATTCCTGGTCGTAATAGAACACGGCCAGCGCATCGTGCATGAGCGTGACTTCCAGGTACCTCGAGTCGATTGTCTCCGGAAGCCCCTGCCAATTGAACCGGTTGGAGCACAGTTCACTGATGATCCGCACGTACATGCGGAACAGGTGATCCTCACGGTTCTGCGCGGGGTTCGCCCGCATTGAGCCGCCCTCAGCGAAAGGGCGGTATATCTGACTGTTTACGTAATCCTCACGTTTCATGATCACCACTCCATGTTGATGTTGACGCCGGGTAGGGGTTCGTTGTCTGCGAAATCGGTTTTCCCAATCCTATCTGGATCGGACCACACGGTCACGCCTTTCTCGAAAATGCCGCGAATGGACTGGCGGAAACCTTCAGGGCACGTCGTTGAATACAGGTAAGTTTCCTGCATCTTCCAGTACGTGAAGTTGGTCATGCACTGAAGATTCTTCGGAACCTTCGTCGGAATATTCATCGCATACCCGTACCGCAGCCAGAACTCGCCGATACGCGTCAACGTGCCATCATCGATGCGACGTTGACGGCACACAAGCCGCCACCCATAGGTAGCAAGGTTGAAGGCATCGCCGCCAACACCGCCTGACGTTGTCGGAGCAATCATCCGCGAGTCCTGCACCTTGGCGTTGATACCCGCAATAGCGTTCGCATAGTCGCCGTTGGCGGCGAACTTCGCCATCGCCAAATTCGTATCAGCATTGAACTTCGCATAGCTGTTATTCAACCCAGTCATGGCGCTACGGGCCTCGATCTCACGACGGTTGTTTTCCATCGCCATCCCGTAGGCCATGCCATTGTTGATGCCACCCATCAATGCTGACGAAATGGCCCCGCCGAGGTTGCCGCCAGCAAGCTGCCCAATCGCCCCCGCGCCGGTATTCAGTGTACCCCCCAGCAAGCGCATGTTGGCATTGTACTCGGCGCCCTGCCGCGAGTAAGCGTTGGTAAGGTCAGTCGCTTGATTCGCCTGCATCATCGACGCCTGAGCCTGCGTATAGGACGTGTCCGCCCCGCGAATCGCCTTCTGCTGAGCCCAATCGGCACTCTGATACTGGTAGTGAATCGAGTGCGCATTGCCTGCCATATACTGCAGGTACCCATTATTCGTCAGTGCGAACGTCGGCAGGCTACTGATGCCAGTCATGGCATCGAAATGCTCACTGTATGCATTGTTGCCGTCACCGGTGTTGTTCTGGTTGTAGCCGTTGACGGTGAACATGATACGCGGCCCCGGCGGCACAACGTGCGCCCACATGGTCACCTTCAGACTCGTGTCCCACACGCATTCGGGGCGCACCAGGAGCGGGGCGCCGTTAAACATAGTCACCTCATAGACCATGTACGGGTAGGTATAGAGCTTCCAGAGAATGCGGTACCGCTCAGGAATGTTGTCTTCCTTACGGAAGCCGGGCGCAAGATCGATCGTCTGATTGTTGTTGATCCCGCTGGATCCAAAGCCGGTGGTAATCGGGTAGACGGTCGCCCCTTGCTTCTTGGTGCGGCGCTTCTTGTCCTCTTCGTAGCCGGACGTGTCCGGCGTTTTCGCGCTCGTCAGGCCATCGAAGTTGATGATCCCTTTCGGGATGGCGGTGATGGTCTGCACGCCCTGGCTCACCCACGGACAGTTGGAGAGGGCTTCCGCGAGGGTGCGAAAGTTGCCGACGTCCATGGCGTACACGCACGTCGCATTCGCCATGCCGCCGGCGAGCGAGCCTTTCGCCGTCTGGAAGTGGGGGTCGTCCTCGGTGCCGTAATCGACGAGTAGGTCGATGGCGGAGGTGACGATGATGTCATAGTTGGCGGAATCGACGTTGCCGTCGATGTGCTCGACGGAGGCCATGTCGTGGCGCCACACCTCAGAGATGACGTACTCGCCGCCGGTGTCGAGTCCTTCGGGGACGGTGAGGTACTTGCGCCCGTAGTTCTCCCACTTGTCTTGGGCGGCGATGCCAATGTGCCCACGCTCAACGTAGCACATGCCGAATTTGATTTCGTGCATGTAGGTCTGCCAGACGTCGAGCTGCACAGTGAACTCTGTCGTGTGAGGTGCAACGTACTCAACGGATGTAATGAAGTAGTAGAACGTGTTGCGGGAATTCACCGAATCGGCCGCATTCCTCACACACATGTAATTATACTCATTTGCCTGGCTGAAGGGAATATCGAGCCTTACAGGCTGCCCCTGAGCACAATACGTCAACCCGTTGACGACAAGCTTGATGCCTTTCTCGTCATGATAATTCCATGCTTTGTCGTAGTCATCAAACCACACAATATCGCGGTACGTAGAGTCCCATTTCACGCGCGAAAGAACGACCGTGGTGCCCGGAGTCCACACGGCGTAATTAAAATCGTATCCGAAATCCCCAATATCCTCAGGGGGCTGATATGAAGTCATGAAAGAAGAATACCACGACCGTCGTAACGACGGCCGTGGTATTCACGGAAAGGAGGATTACTCCTTGGGCCAGACCTTCACGGCCTTGGAGGCATCCACCGCAACCTGCACGGTCACCGGCGTCTGAGTGATCCGCTTGTGAGTCGTCGGATCGATGTAGGTAATCGACCCTACGACCGTGAGCGTCTCCGCTGTCTCATCCAGGCCCACCTTGAGCACACCCTCATTCGTGATGCGAGTGCGCTGACTCTTCGCCCCGGTCACCGAGAAGGCAACCCCGAACTCATAGTCGTAGGTGTTCTTCCCCGTGACCTTGTGGGCAATCTCAATGTTCTCGCCCGGCAGTGCCTTCGCCGTCGTCGAAACCGGAGCGCCAGTGTCGGCGTGTGCCGCCTTGTCGATCGTCAGCTTCAGCTCGCTCGGCTTGATCATGATCGCGGAATCGTCGTCACCGGTCCACAGGGCGACGGCGGGCACGAACAACGAAGCACTGATCACCTCCCAGTGGTGCAGGAAGTAGTTCGTCCCCAGCGAAATGGCGTTCGGCTGAGATTGGTTCTCAAGCAGATTGTCGGCGATGACGAAGAAATCCTTCGTCGTCAGAATAGCCTGCGTCTTCTCCATCCCGAAGTACTCTTCCGGAATGGTGACAATGCGGCCGTTCAGCTGGCTAAACTCCTGGTTGAAGGCAGCAGACCACGCCTCAACACCGATGTTCGCCATCACCTCAGGCGTCGTAACCAGCACCAGATCCTCAGGCTTAGCGAATGTCTCCATGTGCGCCGCATTGTACTTGCGGCTGATGAACTGGAGATTCCCGGCAAGCGCCTGCGTCTTCTTAATGAAGGCCTTCGAATCCGCCTCAGTGGCGGCAAGGGTGCGCAGGTTCGGGACCTTGGCGTGCCAGAAGCCCCCGTTAGCCTCATACTCAGCGAAAAGGGACGTGGTCTGCAGGAACTCATCCCACTGGTCCGACGTGGTCGGCACCGCGAGGATCTGCTGCAGATACTGCTGCAGGCCGGACTCGTCCAGGAAGGCGCGACGCACTTGATCACGGTTCACCGTGATCTTGTAGTACTCGCGCCGATTCACTGTGTGAAACTGAGAAGCGACGTTGGGCTTACGGGCCGCGAACAGATCCTTCTCCATGTAGTCGCGGTCACCGGAGTACAGGTAGGACTCAATGAGACCTTGCTGCACCTCTTCGATCGTGTCGCCGAACTCAAGCATGCCACGCTTGAAAATCGCGAGAGGGTTATTCCACGTGATGTCGCGAAGAATGTATGTGCCAATCCGGTTGACGAGCGCGTCGCAGAACTCATTGTAGGACGGCGTGTAGGACATGAGGCTGCGGAGCGTCGCAGAAATATTGCCCTTGGTTGCCTCCGGGACGCGCCTCTGATAGTCGGCGGACGCGTCATTACGAATGCGGTTCAGCGCCTCAATATTATCGATCCCGCGGATCTTGCCTGTGGGCTGCATTAGTTCTTCTCCTTGTCATTGCCCTGGTTCTGGAAATAAGCGTCAATCGAACCATCGTCCTGATAGTCGTCAACATTATCGGAATCGCCGGACTCGGCAGTAGAACCGCCGTCCGATACCGCGGTCAGAAGATCGTAGTTCTTGCTCTTCAGCGAATTGACGAGATCATTCAGTTCACCATTCTGCGATGTCATCTCCTCGATCTTAGTCTTCGCCGAATCGAACCCGCTGCTCACCTCGTCGTAAGCGCCACGCAGATCATCGTAAATAGTGGCCGGAAGGCCGTCCTCCGGCGGATTCTGAAGCATATCTACAAGAGAATTGAAATCCATTTTACTTCTCCATAAAGGTAGGGTAGGAGCTCTACACCCCTACCCTACCAGTTAACCGGAAATTCTGGCTACGGCAACAGCCGACTACCAATCGAATGCGGTGCCCGGCGGCATTCACTCCGTGGTACCCGGGCAGCCCTAGTCACTCGTCGCCAGACTCCGGAGCTTTGTAACCGTGCTCGACTGCCCAGTCCTCAAGAATCTTACGGAGCAGGAGCGGGCGCTTGAGGCGCAGGTCCCACTGTTTCTCGTCGATGAAGGCCTCGAGCTCGCGGTCAATACTGATGGTGATGTTCTTCTTTGCCATGATATTCTCCTTATGCGGCGAATGTAAATGAGGTTGGCTTCAGGACTACTCCCCCTGGAACCTTTGTAGGCATGAGTTTACCATACCATCGTTGATCTTCAAGTAAATCTTCCGGTGTGATCTGCGCCGCAAGGTATTTCGGTAGCCCAGCAATGTGCGTTTCCGGAACACCGTCGATCACCTCACAATACTGCTTAGCGCGCACGAAGATCGCCCGCGAGAACGTGGCCTCATGCTTCCAGGCCCCAATATTCGTCGGATGCACGGCAATCTGATGGGGCTTCTCCATCCCCAGAAGATGTAGCGAATCAGTGTCGGCGTATAGGAAGCGATCGTAATTGAGCTGCGCCGAAGTAACAGTATGGTGGCGTGCCCATGCGGTCACAAAGCAACCCACGGGAGTGTAGACGGGGTCGGCGCTGTCAGCGGGGCCGCTGACCAACTTAACGTGGTCGCCGTCGAGGATGGGCTTCTTGCCGGTTGTGTTTGTGTTCTTGGCGAATTTTCCGTAAAGTGAATTCAACATTAATTTAGCAATCGTTCGCTTGCCGCCGGTTGAGTTAGCCTTGACTTCCATCCATTTATCAATATAGTCCGCAATCATCCCGCGTTCGCTATCAAAAGTGAACGTGCCGTTACAGGTGATAATATTTAGATCATAATGCTTCGACCATAAGTCTAGATCAACCGACGTGCACGTCAGTGTCGTCGGTTCATCGATAGCCTTCACATACTCTGTGCCATTAAAGAATCTAGAGCGCTTGATCTGAATGCAGGGAATGTGATCCTCCTTCAGCTTCGCTGTCACCGTTACAGAAGTAATGAACAGGCCGTCATCGGGAATATAATCAACAATATTCGGCTTACCAAAAGGTAGCGGATCTTCATGCATGACGTACGGGTACAACGAATTCACGTCATACACGTCACCCGCGCCCACGATACGCCGGGAAAAACGAGGGTCGGCGTACGTGAAGCCGCCGCGATACGCCTGTCTGATCTCCTGATCCAAGCTGGCGGGGAGGACGGGGAAAGACTTCATGAACGCCGCCTGCCCGCCGTAAACCTTCTTGAACTCAGCCATGGCGTCGCTGCCCACGGTAAGGTTCGTCATACCGTGAGAAAGCTGCTCGGCGAGCGCCCTGGCCACGATCTCGACGTCGCGACGCAGGTAGTCCCACTCCTCTTCGGTAGGGGTGTAGGGGGCTGGGCGTGGCTTATCGTAGTCGATCTCGCCCTTGGGCTCAGGCAAGTTGAAGGCCTTTGCGATCGCAGCGACCGGCATGGGGATCTTCTTAAGTGAGTCCCGGATTTCAGTGATGATTCCGCCCACATTGATGGTGATGGCGTAGAATTTTCCCATCTTGTCGATGAGGGTTGAAAACTCCATTTCTCCGGGCTTGCCATCAACCCACGTCCACCCATTCTTCATGATATAATCGATGATGAAGATACCGTCGAATGAAAGATTATGGAAGTATGTTGTTGTTGCGGCTTCGCCCAAGTAATCGATGAATGAGCCGATATCGGTGCCGCGCTTGAGGTCTTTAAGGTTATGAATATTCACCGAAGCCCATGCCCAGACGCGGCAGTCATTCTCATCCGTCGTCGTCTCAAAATCAGCGCTTCTTACGACGGCGGGACTTTTTGCGCGTCTTTTCCGGCTTAATTTCGAGGTTTTCGGCTTCATCGATCATACCAAGGAGAGTGAGGATTTTTTCATCATAGTCATCGAGGATGGCGGCAATCGCACGCTTCCCGATCTTATCGTTATCCTGGTTGTGGATCGCCCAGTAAAGGCGGGAGAGGCGATCTGCGAAATAATCATCGTTACTCCACATGAACCAGAGCTTATCGTCCGGGAGGTCGAGGACTCTGCGCAGACGATCGTCGCCGACCTCATCAATCATCTCCGAGATATTCTGACGCGCTTGAGAGATCGCCTTATTGCGGCCCCGCGTCGTCTGGCGCTCATTCATGCTCTTGGCAATAGTGTAGGCGCCCTCATCGGAGCTGAAGCGCCGCGGAGTGGGGAGGCGATACTCAACCAAGGATTCGGCGCTACCGGACTCCAGGTAGGCCTTCTTGACGCGCCAATCCTCGTCGTACTCTTTCGCTGTGATGCCAACCCATGGGATGAAGGTTCCTGCAACCGATTTCTTGTACTCGCGCTTGCGCTCATTATCACGCTTATACTCACGGCGCACGGCGCGCATGGCGTCGCCGCTAATGACATTCCCCCGAGCTCCCGCATAATATGTGGTGCCCTGGTAAAGAAACTTATCAAGGCGTTCGAGATGGCGCTTCACCTGCGCCGTCGTCATGCGATTGATGCGCGCCTCACCCTTGCGCACATCATATTCTGTGCCCGCAATATCGACGCCGAACTGTCCGTTATTCAGGTCGGTGAGCAGGCCACCCGCGCGAGGATTGTAGGTCCCCCGCTTGATGAGGCGGACCTTGCGAGTGGCGCGGGCCTCAGCTTTGAGGGCTCTGAGGCGCAGGTCTCCTAGTGATGGTTTGCCGGTCATGAAAGCTCCTCCGCCCCTCCGTGTGGAGGGGCGGAGGAGCTTCTTTGTATTCTAGGCTAGATCATGCAACCTCAAGGGAGTAGAAGCGGCGCATCTTGGTGCCTTTCTCGACAACCTTGACGGTGAGGGGCTGCTCCCACTCGTTCGGGTCTCCGAAGATGGAGATAATGTTCCGAACGCTGTTGAGTAGGCCCTTCGAGGTGGCGGAGTAGACCTTGCCGTCGTCGAGGACGAGAGTGGTGCGGGGGACGGTGATGACCTCATTGTCCTCGCTTGTGATCTCGACTTCCTGCACGATGATGTGCTTGAGTCCAACGACGCTGCCGACAAGGTCGGCGACGGAGTCGGAGCCGTTGACGGCTTGGTAGACGGTCTTCTTGTCCTCGAGGGTAGTGCCCTTGATGGTGCTGTAGAAGCCGCTGGCCTGAAGGTTGGCGGCCACGTTAACGGATGAGATCTCGGTCGATGCCATCGGAGATGATCCTTTCATGTTGTTCGAAGTACACGCTTGTTGGCGTGTGTCCTGAGTGTACCACACACATCAGGACGGCTAGGTATTCGATATATTCAGGTTTCGGAATGTTACTTAGTGAAATGCTGTGTGTTGATAGTTTGTTCTCTGTCTCACCTTCGTAGATATCGATTGTGCCCCTACCGTAAATGTAGTGAACATCAATAGTGTAGCGGTGGATCGTTGACTGAAGCCTGTCGGGATCAACGTCATCGACCTGTCTGATGAGTGTCTGCCATTGAAGGTCAATGGTCTTAACAACTCTCTTATCGCCCGATGGTGACGTTGTTGATCGATTAGTGTCGATCTCCTCCTTGAGAACTTCAACTTCAGTGTCTTCTAGAGTTGATATGTAGATGCCCATATCAGAAAAGATAGCCTGTGTTCACGTTTTCGTCAACATCTTGAGGCTCATCAACTCGAACCGGAATGGTCTCTAGGTAAACCCAACAAAGATCACGGAATACCTTTTCAATAATATCATCTCCCTTCATGAATGGATCATTAATAACAACCGAGCACTGAAAGATTCTGTCCATCTCCAGTACGCCAGTCACCGCATTCCCATGCTTCGTGATGCGCATAGTGTGCGGGGTAGGGCAGTGGAAAGTGATGATAGTGACGGCTTGTCGCTTTAGGAATGTGAAGGAATATTCCTCACCTTCGAGAAGATACTTTCGAGTTTCCATTGAAAAGCTCCTCGTCAATAATATTCACGATAGAATTGTAGAATTTCGTTGATCGTGCCACTCCCCTTTCAGTTGTGAACGAATACTTCCCACCTTTATATGAAAGATTGAAGCGGGGGTTTTCTACAATGATGTGCGATTCTGGAAAGGAATTCATGAGAATCGCAACTATCTTGACACACTCTTTAAGCATTGCCCATGCTCTTTTCTACTTCAAGAATCGCTTCAAGCTGAAGCGCCGAGTCAAGAGCCTTCTCAGTGACCCTGAAATTATTGTAATAAATAACATCCTCGTCGTCAACCTTAATCTCCGCCTGAAGAATAGGAAGATAGTACTCATGCGTTGAATACTTCTCCAGTGCTTCAGCTAATGTGCCCTTCATTTATGTATTTCTCCATTCTGCTAGCAAGATTGTCAACATCATTCAACGTAGCTTCACGCCCATCAATAAACCAACGCCCACCCTCATAGCGAACCTCATAACGCGCAGAAACAGTCCAATGAATATCGGGCCATATCATCGTGCCCTAACGGTAATAGGACAGTATAGAGCATTCAGGCGAAGAATCAACGAACGTGACGGAGAATCTATCATTCCACCATACCCTCCATCCTAGTAACAAGATCATCAACGTCACTTGACATAACCTCGCGGCCATCAATAAGCCAACAGCCGGTCATGTACTGAACATCGCAGAGACAAGTATCACTCCAAAAGATATCTTGCCACACCATCATACCCCTAATAGTGAGAGGTTGCCGCAAAGCGTTCAAACGAAGAATCAAAGAACCTGTCGAGTAATCCTTGATGCTCATCTCTT